ATCGCCACTCGCGAAGATCCTTCGAGCATATATCCGTCATGCGGTCGTTCTTCGAGAAGGTGCAGTCCTATTTCCAATCACCACCAATTACCTATCTCAACTCTTGATTAAATATTCACAGAAATACATCGGGAAGAGCATATCAACAACCATGATCCGAAAGATCATATCGTCTGATAAGTTCCTTGATTCGAAACTAGAGCAGGAGAAACATGCGGATATGCTAGGACATTCGGTCGGTGTTGAGAACCTAGTCTATATCAAGAAAAAGCAATAATCATTTACCCACCATTTTCTGTGCTATCATATGCGCTTGTTTGAAGGATTTCCCTTCTCGCATGAGTAGTTTCATTTTATTCATATGCTTTAGCGTGTGATGAACCTTATGCATTTGGAGTTGTTTTTCCTGAGCGGGTGTCAGGTCTCGCAAGGGCATTTTGGGTTTCTTCATCGGGGTCTTCTTCATCGGTGTCTTCTTCTTCATCGGTGCTTTCTTCATCGGGGGAGTCGCTGTCATCGGGGGAGTCGAACCATACGCCATAGTTATAGTAGGGTTTAGATTTTAAGATAAATTAAATCTTTTTTTGTAATCTGCTATCGACCCCTTCAAGGTGGGTTGATTCCAGAGTATCCAGCGACTTAATGCACCCGCCGTCGTGGGATCCTTCCAGTTTTCTCGTTTCCTATGGCGATCAAGGTATCTCTGTTTCCGTTCCTTGTCTTTGTTTTTGGTGTAATCGCTCATTCCGGCGGATCCGAAATGAGTCGTTTTTTTGGTAAATGTAGGAGAGTCCGTGAAGACCGCCATGTATTTCTTCTTGGGATTCGTCGAAGGACTAATCACAACTTTCATTATGAAGTCGGTTAGATTTTAATTAAGAATGGATTCAAGCGTTGTAAATATCGAAGACACCGTCCCGAAGGCGAGCGACCCGCAGGTATTCGCAATAGGTTCTCATGCTGGTTGGACCGATAATTTCTCCTGCAGTTCCAGTTCCCGCACCCACGCCCGTCGCAACGAATATGGTTCCTACCGCACTTGAAGTCGCACCAATCAGAGTGAAGTCCGTGTTCCCAGTCGCAGTTACCTTATACTGCTTCCCGACGACAAAGGCGCCCGCGGTCACATTCGCCGAGAGAGTATCGAAGTCGGTTGCGTTCAGGTGGATTTCAATTCCCTTGGATCCGACTCGACCACCCGTCAGACGAGTTCCGATGAAGAAGAACTTATTGGAGAGACCCGCTCGCTGTTCCCGACCTTCATAGGTGGAAGGAGTAATCGCATCGTCATTACCCGCGTATTCACCCTTGGTGACAAACGGCACAGATTCCGAATCCGTGAGTTGAGAGAAGAGTCGAGCGGTGTTTTTGATATCGGTGGCATATTCATATCGGTCGTTGTAGCGGAGATTGTAGGCAACATCACCCACAACTCCCGTTGCGGATACGCTGGGACCCAGAGATGCATATTTATTCAGAACTGTCTCTCCGTGAATCAGATCACGATTGAAGACACTTATGACACGGGTCACCATGCGGTTCGCCATACCGACATTCCTAACAACAGTCACAGGAACAGTTGAATCGATAGACGCCACATTCGATCGGTAATCAACAAAGGAGAACGAAAGGTCCTTGTTCGCCTGTGCGAATCGGTCCATTTCATCAGTCGCACCATAGAAGATATAATCCGCGCAAAACTTCAGTTCGGTCGAGTCAATATCATAGGTGAGATTCGCTTGGTCATTCGCATTCACGCAGACGCGGTCTCGGTTCGGTTGCGCCCAAGTGAGTTCGATGTTGATGGGTTGGTCTATCATGTAAAGCGGAAGTTGGTGGGTTTTCAGGAATGGGAACAGGTCGGAAAGATCAATTGAATAAACTGGACTTGTTCGAATGGTAGCTGCGGTGGTTCCGTTCATACGGGCGAAGGGCAACTGCTTTAGATCTGCACCGGCACCCGAATACTCACGACCATTATCCAATCCGTAGGTAGGGGCGAGATCGAACTGATTGGCGGTGTAGCGGAATCCATGGTTCATAATACGCCCCGACATGTATTGCTCGCGTTCCTTATTGATCTCATTCGGAACCAGAGCGGACTTGACCGCGTGGAGTTGCGCCCAATCCGTAATTTCATTCAACACCTGATTTCCCACCTTGAGAACCGCCCGTTCAATCACACTACCAATTCCAACGGCAGGGGGAAGGAACGCGTCTGCGTTGGCTGCATTCGGAATCAAACCCACAAAGAGTTTCGAATGACTATGAAGGAAACCCTTGTTCTGAAGCGTGAAGCGACAGAAACCAGCGCGACCCGCCGAACCGTTCTGCTGAATGACCGGTTCCAACAAATCTGTCTCGACCTGCTGAGCGTAATCAACTGGGATAGCACCGAGTCGGACGAAATCAGGAATACCACCCTGAATCTCCTGCTGTGCTGACGCTTGGGGATCCGTATCGACTTGACTTTGAGAACTCATATTTATAAAGACACTTATATCTTTATAAATTCTTAAAAAAAACTATAATTCTTAAAAGTGTAGAAAATATCATTTCAAATAGAAGAATCCATCTGTGGTGACGCCAACGAATATGTCTTCCGGTTCGACTTCTTGGACCATGGTTGCATCAAGAGTTTTATCTTCCACTAGGATCTTAGAACCTGTGTGAAGGGTGGGTGGTTTCCATGTGCTATCTACTTCGATATCCATTCGTTGCGCGAATCTACACAATTTACTTGAGAGATCATATCTAATCTGACTTTCAAGGATATATACGATTTCATCTAGAAATCCATGATCTTCAGATATCGCGTCCATCGTTATAGTGTGTCTCTAGATTTAAGTTTGTGATTCAAAAGTATCAAATATGTTTATGTTATCCAACTGTACTCACTGAAGAACCTGCACTCCCTGCTGAGACCACAGAAGGGTCGCCTTGGATTTGATGAAGATATAGACACTCTGGGGAGAATCACCCCCGATATCGGATTCGATACTCAAACCGAACTGCTGAGTTGAGAAATCCTGACCGCTGTTAAACTGCGAGTAGCGGACACCGACACCAAAGAGCGGACCCCCGTCTGGTTGATGGGTGTAGTCGCCAGCCGCACCCGTATTCGTCAGGGTATAATCGCGATTGATATTCATGGCGGACGCGGAAGTGCGGTCCAGTTGATATTCAGGGATAATGGATTCTAGGAATTGTTTGACAACTTGGGGATCCGATACCGTGGTCTGGGTTTCCGTGGAAATATTGGTTGTGACATCGAAATCCATAGGGTATTTCTGACCGCCCCGAAGGAACTGCAAACGGGTCAGTTTCGCAAGGGCGCCCGTTGTGTCCTTGGCGGGGTAAGTCGTGGCGAGACCGTTCTGTTGCATGGTGTTAATGTGGGTGCTAGGTGTGAAGGTGACAAAGGCACTCTGCACATTTTTCAGGGCGAGAGAATACTGGAGTTGAGCATTACTGGTGTTGATGCTGGTGTAGAGAGACGTGATCGTATTGTATTCCATGCTTCCCTGCGACTGTGCTGACATTTGCGCCATCTGGTCCGAAGGAATATCCATGACTTCACAGGTCAGTTTCACATCGGATAGACGATAATGAGCCGCGGAGATGTTCGTAGTCGGTGCAGAGAGAGACCCGTTGCTCGAGAAGAGAACCTGCGAATCAGGGGCAAGGTGAATCTCGATCTCAAGAGAACCAAATGCTCCCGGCATAAGATTTACCATGTTTCCACCACTTAGGAATCCAGAAGGCAAATGACAACTGAAGGACTTCGCCTGAGTTCCAGCCGCGTTATTCACGACGGACGCAGTCGCCATAGCCGCACGATTCGGCATCGTCAAGCATGTTGATTCAAGGTGTCCCATGAGATCCTGACGCGACGACGATACGCCTAGGTAGGAAGTCATATACTTATTGTAGTTCCGAATCGATTCACAGATCATCTTGCTACGACCATTACGGACGATCAACTGATCCCACAGAGCAAACACACCCAGACGACTATCCATCTGGACCTGCGGGTCATCGGTCGCTAGGACGGGTGTCGGCGGGGTCGCATTATCGGAAAAGACACGCATATCACCACAAATACGGATAGAGCGTGGATCCAGCATACCATTCTGGGCTGCAATTGTAAAGGATAGCACGGGGAAACCATTTTTGAAAGAGATGACCCCATCGCTTGGAATGTTATCTGGACGAATCTCGAGATACCTACTAGTCATTCTATATTTATAATATTCACTATAAATATATGTTGAACTCAAAAAAAATAAACTTTTATATTAAATGGCAACCTATAAACAGAAGTTCAATAAGAAGCATGGGCAACCTTTATCGCAATCGAATAGTCTCGTGCAGATTGCGAAACTGAGTGGATACAGAATCTCAGGGATACGGACTATCTTCAAAAAGGGGATTGGTGCTTACAAGACCAACCCGCAATCGGTCAGACCGACTGTGACTTCTCCTGAAGCATGGGCATATGCTAGAGTGTATGCGTCTATGGATAAGTCTTCCAAAGCATATAAAATCGATAAGGTCCATTTGAAGAAACGATAAGTGCTTAGAACTCCACCTGCACGGCACCATTAC